TATCAGGTAGCCGACGTGGAGGCGATTGCGTCGAAGCCGCGGGAAGAGGGCGAGCGCGGGCGAAGGAGGGCATCATGAACGCATTACGAATCGTCGCCTGCATCCTGGGCGCGCTCCTGCTGGCGCTACTCTTCGCGGCGGCTTTCATCGCTACGCTGGTCCACCAGGAAGAGAAGATGTTCCAGCTCGAAACGGGGAGGGCTGACATGTATGTGTCGGCTGAGGAGTACGAAGAAAGGAGGGAGTCTTGAAGATCATCATTTTCGAGAGGCTCGATGGAGAAGGTTGCGCCGTCCAGAGATTGGAGATCGATGGCAAGGTAAGACTACACGTGTCCGCGCTCTGCGAATGTCCAGAAGACGCCATCATCGGAAGATCTCTTGTGTCCTGCGCTGATGTCGCTGCCTATATGCGCGAAGCCTACGAGGCAGGGAAGCGCGGCGAAACATTCGAAATCGAGAAAGCAGAGATGAAGAAGGATTGATAAAGGGCTTGGCAATCGGAGCCGAGCGCGCGCGCTGACAACAGCGCGTTTTCGGCTCCTACCGGGCGGCAGGGAAGTTGTAAGACTTTGCCCCTGCCGGCCCGGCTTTTCAGCAGCCCCACATGGGGCAGAAGGAGCCGATAAATGGATTCTACCACACAGAACGTGCCCGCAATACAGAAGGCGATCAACGCTCTGGCGGGGTTCAAGAACAAGGGGATGACGTTCGCACGACGTGAGGATCTTGAGAACGTCAGCCAGCAGTACCAGCCGCTTGTGACCATCGTCGAATTCCAGGCCGGCGACTTCACGCGGCTGGGCAGTGACAAATCCTACTATCCGAGCAAAGGCGCAACCAATCGCATCGGCGACGCAGCCGGCGTGAGCTTCATCGAAGGCGCGGGCGGCACGCGCGAGGAAGGGAACGCCACCTCGATCAAGGTTGTCGAACACAAGAACGGCAGCAAGCCGAGTTATTTCCAGATCGAGGGTCACTACCGAATCATTGGCACAGCCCAGGGCGAACGGTTGAAGCCGGATGGAACCCCGCGGCGCTCGTCCGTCTGCGAGTACGGCTTTGACGTGGTGCAGCGCACAAACGAGGCCATACTCAATGACCTGGGCAACGAAAATCCTACGCTGACCAGCGAGATCGCCTGCCGGAAGAAGTTCCTTGAACTGCAGAAATTCGGGGTTCAGAAGGCTCGCACCGGCGCAGAGCTCGCGGTCATCCGTGAGCTGGTCGGCATGAACACGGGATTCAACAAGGCCGACGTGGAGAAGGGCTGCCAGATGCTTTTCTCGCAGGTCATCGAGAACAACTCGTTCAAGATCCAGGTCCTCGCGGAGGTGATGAAGACTCCGGACGGACGCGCGGCGGTGACCCAGGCGCTTTTCGGCGCCACGCGCTCTGTGTTCGGCCCAGGAACCGTACCGGAGCAGGAGCCCGCGAAGCAGATCGCGCGCACGGTGGACGTGGAGAGCGGAGAAGTAATCGAGCAGCCGAAGGCGGAAGAGAGCCAGGTCCCCATGTTCCCCGAGGAGGAGTCGCCGAAGCCCGAGCCGAGCCCTGTCGATAAACTTAAGGCGATCCTTCGCACGCATCTGGAGAAGATCCCGGTGGACCTGATCATCAAGCAGGGCAACGTCCACGAGTTGATCCAGAAATCGCTGGATAAAAAGGATGCGACAGAGATCGAGATCAACGCATGGATCGACCGCTGCGCGCAGTATTTCCAGAACGTCCAGGCAAGGAACGGGGGCGCATCATGAGCACGCGAGACATCACGATGGACGTGAAGGGCGTTCAACTCATCATCGCCGTGCTGATGAAATCCAAGGGGAAGCCGGCGCGCAGGTTCGGCGTCCGCGTCTGCGGCTCGAAGCAGGAGATCGACGAGATCATGGACGCCGGCGTGCTGGAGGACATCGACCGCAAGATCAGCGGCGGCGAGTTGCATTTCTCAGACGCGGAAGATGTCCCTTTCGACGTGCCGACGCCGGCGGGAGGTGCATCATGAAAATCCTACACACAGCGGATATCCATTTTTCCCGCGAGCACCAGGCGGAAGCCCTCGCGAGCCTGACGGTGCTGGCGGAGACGGCGGAGCGGGAGAAGCCCGCGCTCGTGGTCATCGCGGGCGATCTCTTTCACAACGGCCTGCAGAATAGCGCGGCCTCCGGCTTCCCCGCGCTCCTGGCAGTGATCCAGCGCATCCTGGACGTCTGCCCGATCGCGGCGGTAAGCGGGACTCCGACGCACGACCTGCCGGGCTGCTATGAAGTGCTGACGAATCTCATTTCGAAACATGCCTTTGTGATGCTCGAACCCGCCCTTCCTCCGCTTTTTCTGTTCGACGATGGATATGTCACCACGGAAGGAAGTACGGAACATCCCTTCAATGGCAAACCGCCGATCCTTTTGATCCTCGGCTGCCCAGAGCCGTCGCGGGAGTGGTTGCTGGCAGCGAGCGAAGGGGCGACCGCGCAGGAGACAGGGGAGGCGATGAAGACCGCCCTTCGCGGAATCCTCCTGGGCATGGGCGCCATACGGGCGCAGCACCCGGATATTCCAGCGATCATGCTCTACCACGGGCCTGTCGAGGGCGCCAGCATGCAAAACGGGCAGGTAATCGGCGCGGGATCCATCACGATCGGCCGGGAGGACCTGGCGCTCGTGGGAGCGGACGCGTACCTCCTTGGAGATATTCATTTGGCTCAAAAGCTGGATGGAATGAACGCATGGTACCCTGGAAGCGCGTACCCTGTCAATTGGGGTGAGCTCGGAACCTCGGGATTTAATCTTGTCGAGATCGAATCGTCCGGAGGTGCGGAATGAAAATCTGCACCAACTGCGGAGATCCGAAGAGCCGCTACTACGCGAAGGGCCTCTGCGCGAAGTGCTATGCGATCAGCTTTCGCAGGAAACATGGAGCGCGTCCCGCTTTCAACTGGAAGGGGCATTCTTGTGACAACTGCGGCGCTACCCCCGTCAAGGCGCGCGGCCTTTGCCTTCGGTGCTATAGAAGCCAGCTCAACAAGACTTCTCCCCGGGCCATGCGTCAGAGGTATTTGGCAAATCAGCGGAAGAACTTTGGAGGAAGGCGGGACGAACTGCTTTCCATTCTCGGCGGGAAATGTCAGAAGTGCGGCCTGACGGACGAGCAATCGGTTGAGAGATTTGGGCGCAAGCTGGACATTCACCACAAGGACGGCCACGGGAGAACAAGCGACTCGCCGAACCATTCTGAGGACAACCTCATGATTCTCTGTCCGCCTTGCCATCGCTTGCTGCATATAACGCTGAAGAAAGGGGCGGCAGCATGAGCATATTTAATGTAAAGGTCACTCGCATCCTTTTTCCACATCCGCGCCGTTGCAAGTTTTCCCTCCACTGGCCGGAGCCCGCGGGCCCGGATGTCGAAGGCGTGCAGGCGTGGATCTGCTATAAGGCGACGAAGGAGGAAGCCGCGAAGATCGACACCGCGGCGGTCCTCGAAGCCTACATCGAGCAAGGCGCGCTCCCCGGTTCTCGCGTGACGGTCGAGCTGATCCCGACGGAGACCGTGCGCGCGGCAGAGATCACGGAGAAGCACCGCCTACGGGAGAAGGTCGAAGTCTACGCCGAAGCATCAGGCGATTATGGGCCGGGCGCAATTGGCAAGAAAGTTCCCGAATCCATCCTCCTCAAAGCCGACCAACTGGAAAGGGAGGCCGAGGAGCGGGGCGCGGCAGCTGGCATGCACTTCCGCCTGAGACGTCTGCGCCTTCGCGGCGCCATCGGCGTCTGGAAGGGCCAGCGGAAGGACGAAGTTGACTACAACCTGGACGCCTTCTCCCCGGGTCTGATCGCCATGGTCGGAGTCAACGGCTCGTCGAAGTCAACGGTCATCGAGAATATGCACCCGTATCCCTGCATGCTCACGCGGGACGGGAAGCTGCAGGATCACTTCCGCCTGCGCGACTCCGCGCGGGAACTCTGGTTCGTGGACGAGCGCACCGGGGCCGAGTACCGCGCGCTCATGGAGATCGACGGCGCGAATGCCAGTGGCCTGGCGAAGTACCACCTGTTCAAAAACGGCGAGCCCATCAACAGCGGGGCGAAGTTATCGAAGGACGAATATGAGCAGGCCATCGAGGGCCTGATCGGCACGCTGCCGCTGTTCCTCCGATCGGCGTTCGTATCTCAGCGGCCCACCAAATCAAATCCTGATCTGTCGGAGGCAACCAAAGGTGAGAGGAAAGCGATCTTTCGGGAGTTGGCCGGGCTCGACTACATGCAGGCGTATGCGGAGAGCGCAAAGGCGAAGGCAAGCGCAATCGAGGCGGAGATCGCCGTCGAGCGCGGCAGGATCAGCGTCATTGAGAGTCAGCTCACGGCGCTACCGGGAATTACGAGAGATCGAGATTCTGCGGCGGCTGATCTGGGCGTGCGGAATCTGGCGCTCGAGAAACTGGCTGCCACCGGATCCACGCTCAAGGCTGAGGCTGAGCAGCTCTCACAAAAGGTAGCCGAGCAGCGGAGCCTTGCGGAGAGGATCGCGGGCCTTGAGGACCAGATAGCGCAGAAGCAGCAGGTCATCAAGCTCGCCCAGGCCTCAATCACCGACTACCAGGAAGCGCTCACGTGGAAACCCGAAGCGGAGAAGGTCATCGCCGAGTGGGACGCGCTGAAGGAGCAGGAGAATGCGGAGAACCGACGACTCAGTGCCATCAACGCCGACAATGCTCGGCTCCAGGGTGAGTACACAACTCGCCTCACGGCTCATAACGCAGATGTCCGAAAGGTCGAAGGTCAGCAGTCGGGCCTCCGAACGGAGAAGGCGAGTCTGGAGGGCACTCGAAACGTTCTTCAGGCGCAGATCGGGAACCTGAAAGAGTGGCTGGCGCCTCCGAAGCCGTGCCCGCAATGCGGCTATATCGATCCAGAAATCATCAAAAAGCGCGAAGAACTGGAGAAAACGCTCGACGAAAAGGTGAAAAAGAGCGAGGAAGCCCGCATAAGGATTCAGAAAACGGACCTTGAACTCGCCGCAATCGTCCCGCCGCCTGCCCTCCCGCCGTTTGTGCTCGCTCCCGCTGACCAGGCGCCCCTGCGGCGCATCCTGACCGCACTCGCCGTCCTCAAGATCGACCAGGCGCGGAAAAACGTGGCCACGGCCCAGGAAGCCGCTACCCGGATCGAAGAGGCGAAGAAGCAGCTGGAGAAGGCCTCTGGGGACCAGGCCGAGCTGGAACTCTCGATTCAGGGCCTGCAATCTCAGATCGACCCCGCAATCCAGCCCGTCTACGACGAGGCGGCCCGGAAGCTGGAAGCCGCGCGCGTGGAGTACGGAGAGGCGCAGAAGGCCATCGCGGGCCTTGAGGCGCAGATCCAGGGACTCGGCAAGCGGATCGCCGAGCTCCAGGCCTCCGAGAAGGACTTGGGGGAACGCAAGGTCACGCTGGAGGAGCGCCAGGCCTGCGCCGCGGAGTGGCGCTATCTGGAGACGGCCTGCGGGCCTGACGGGATCCAGGCGCTGGAGTTGGACGCCATGGGCCCGGGTATCTCCGACTGCGCGAATAAGTTGCTCTCGGCAGCATACGGCTCGCGCTTCAGCATTGAGTTGCGCACCACGCGCATTGCTGGCAAAGGCTCGAAGACGAAGCAGGTCGAGGACTTCGCGATCATCGTACTGGACAACGAACTCCTGACCGAGCAGCCCATCGAGACGCTGAGCGGCGGGGAGTCGGTGTGGATAAAGCGCGCGCTCTACGATGCCTTTGCGCTGATCCGCGATCGCACCACGGGGATCCGGTTCCTCACGGTGTTCGCTGACGAGGCTGACGGAGCGCTGGATCCCGAGAGTCGCCAGCATTATTTCGCAATGCTCGAGGCCGCGCACCAGGAGAGCGGGCGCCGGCATACGTTAGTCGTGACGCATTCGCCCGAGATTCAGGAAATGATTCCGCAGAAGATCGAGATGAGGAGCGCGGAGTGACCTTCGCGTATGCGGATCCACCGTATATCGGTTGCGCCCGTCGATATTACAAGAATAGGTCTGACTTTGCCGGTGAGGTCGACCACAAGGAATTGCTCGAACGGCTCTATCATGAGTTCCCTGACGGTTGGGCTTTGAGCGCAAGCATGATGAGTCTTTGGGATCTTATACCAATGATCCCTAAGTCATGGAAATGCCGAATCGCCGCTTGGACGAAAAGCTATACCGGCAGACCTATGGATATAGCTCTGCGACGTCCAGCCTATGCATGGGAGCCGGTCATTTGGCGCGGAGGGCGCAAACTTCCCCCCAAGACATTCCTTAGAGATTGGGTCAGTGAAAACAACATCGCGGCATCACCCGGGCACCGACCGCACAAAGTAGGGAAGCAATTCCCCGGAGCGAAGCCTGACGGATTCTGCTACTGGCTCTTTGACCTTCTGAACATGCGCTCTGCCGATACATTCGTCGATCTTTTCCCCGGCACTGGTAGGGTTACGCGGGCATGGGAGCATTACAAGAAAGCAAACATGATTATTTTTGGTACGGCGCCGCGCTTTTTTATGGCATGAGCTTTTCGGCCTATATGCCATTAGCTCATAGGGAGGGAAGAAAAGGATGGACCGTTATATCTATGATGTGGGCATCAACGGAAATTGTCTGTTTGGTCACGCTATCAATTCAGATGGATCTGTTGGCTATGAGGTGGGATTTCTAAATACAGGAATGTGCGATATTCCATTCGGTGAAATCATTGACATCGAGCGCGATGATAAGGGCTTCACCAAATCGATAAAACTCGCCCGAACTGGAGAAGAACTTTTCGACCGCGCTGGATATGAACGGCGGACAGAAGAATATATCGAGAGTACAAAGCATTTATTTCGCGGCGCATAGGAATAGGGAGGGGAATTGTGTTCTATCTCACGCCGATCGGGATCGTCATTCTTACGTGGGGCGGCTGGCTGCGCATCGCGCTTTTCCTCTTCACCTATGCCGTGCTCATCATGTTCGGCTTCGCCTTCATCCTGCGGGCCGTGGAAAACACGAAGAAGGCTCGGGCGAGGCGCGCAAGAGAAGTGCCCATCGAGGCCCAGCGGAAGATCGACGAACTCTACCGCGAGCGCGACGAGGCGAGGGAAGAAGCGGCCGCGGCGAAGAAGGAGAATACGGCGCTGAGAAGGACGGCGCAGGAGCGGATCGCGTTCAATCGCTACAATGACTCGCGCACGAAGGCCGTGATAGCGGGGAAGCCGGAATGAGGAGGAGTGGGGTGAGCCATGAGTGAACCGATGAAGGAGCAAAACCAAATGAACGAAGACTACGCCAAGGCGGGGATGCAGGAGGAGCCGGGGCTGGAACAGGTCATCGACCAGCATTCCCACCCCTCCCCCGAGCGGGAAGGAGGAGCGGAAATGAGAGTCTACACTGTAAAACCAAGCAAAGCTTTTGGCGAAAGTATCGAGGACGGAAACGGCAAAAGACTCTTCTCAAACTTATCACGTGACGAGATTGCACTTGCTATCGAACTACTCAAGATACGTGACTCCGCCTCGCCTCCGGGGGATGTGTTGAGGAGGACATTCGTAGAGGGGGCTAACTTTGCGTCTGCCAAGTATGAGGAGCACGGGCAATTTCCTCCCAAGCCTCTGTGTCTTCCCAATTGGGAGGAAATTGTCCGTTGGGCAGACATAGAGGCACAGAAGCGCTACCCCGAAGCTGCCCTCCGGGGCGTGCCGCAGAGAAGCGGGGAGGGCAAGCCGTGAGCGAACAGGGATGGTTGATTGAACTTCCTACAACGGTTGGCAGAGATCCTTATTGGTCTCATCTTGGTCGATCATCGCCAGAATGGTTATCGGCTGAACGTGGCTTCTTTCACTGGTCGTATGATAGTCGCGAAGCGATGCGATTTGCTCGCAAGAAAGACGCCGAAGATTTCTTGCGCTGCTACGCCCGTCCTAACTATAAGGCAGTTCAGCCACAAGCAGGTATCCACGACAAAATGGAGGCCATAGTTACCGAACACGGATGGTCTGATATGGAGGAGCCCGCCGCGTCCGAACCTCCCGTCGAGGGGCAGGCTAGTGAATATCTGGCTGGCCATAAAGGGTCTTGCAGATTGAGACATTGGGACCGGAACACGCCATGTGTCTGTGATTGCAGCTTCGATCCCCCACCCGCGCCAGCGTCCACGCCCGCTGCGCCCGAGCCTCTATGCGTGATTTGCAACAAGCCTGAGACCGACGATGCACACAACCAAGATGGTCACAATTTCCAATCGCCCGCCCCTGCCGCGACGCAACGGTGGAGGTGCAAGGGGTGTGGGGAAGACATTCCTGAAGCGCGGGTAAGCGAACCCTCAACGCTACTGAATCGCTACCACAATGTAGGGAATGCACTTGAAGAATGGTGGTGCGGTCCCGTGGTACCCGAGACCCCGGGCAAGGAGGGGGAAGCGCGCCCCGCCGGCGGCACCGAAGAGTTGCCGGAATGATTGGCGAGCTGGCATAGGGGAGGGGAGCGTGGCGGACAGTTTCTACAAGGAATATCTTGCGTCTCCACATTGGGAGACCACGCGGCAAGCTGCTATTGAGAGAGCTCACGGAGAATGCGCTCTTTGCGGGTACAGATATTCTGCCAAGCTCGAAGTCCATCATCGCACGTATGTGCGCATCGGGGAGGAACTGCCCGAAGATCTCGTAGTCCTTTGCGATGAATGCCACGACAATTACGAGCGCGGAAAGTGGCTCAAGAAGAAGATGAATCAATTATGAACTGCATTCAAATCGTCGACTGGGGGAAGCATTATGAGAACAATCGCACGCGCGAACTGAAGAAAATGGCGTGGGTTCCGATGCCAAATCGTCACGATGGAGACGGATATACACGTCTCTTGGATCACCCCAATGGCGCAGCTCACTTCGGGGCTTGGTGCGCCCTCGTAGAAGTCGCATCAAGGTGCGATATTCGCGGTACCCTCCTGGGAAGCACCGGAGAGGCCATAGAAACTGACAGTCTCTCTCGAATGACACGCATTCCCACCGAAATATGGGCCGAAGTACTGCCAAGACTGGTAACTATCGGCTGGATAAAGGAATACAAAATCCCGCAGGAAGGTGCGGGATTACCGCAGGAAGGTGCGGCGCCGGCGCACCTTGTCGCGATGAATGGAATGGAAAGAAAGAAAGAAGGGGAGGGAATAGGAGCACCGCAGGCAACTGCGGCGCTGGAATCCCCCCCCCTCTTGGCTTCGCCCTCATCCGAACCCATGATGTTCGAGCTGCAGGAGATCCACCGCAAGGCGACCCAGGGAGCCGCGCTCAAACTGACGGACGGCGAGATGAGCAACCTCCTGGCACTCTTCCGCCAGCATGACGGGCCCAGTGTCATCGCTGCGTACAGGCTTCATCAGGCCGAGAAGCCGGGTAAGGCCTTCTGCTTTTTCCTGAAGGACTTTGCCGAGTACTTCGCCCGGGCGCCGAAGCCAACAGCTCCTCCCCCTGTTCGCTGCGCCTATTGCCAAGCCGACGTGGACGCCAGTGGCAAGGGCCACACGGCGACGTGCAATCGTCCAGGGAATCCGAACGGCCTGACGCCGCCCGACACCTTCGACGACAACTTCCCAGAGGCGAGCTCGTGAGGGTGCAACGGCGAGTCGCGCACTGGTCCTCCGCGTCATTGCTGCCGAGTGAGGCCGAAGTTGAGCGCGATATCCTGACGTACTTGGCGTACAAGCACTACTGGTTCCTGCAGACGCATAGCGGGAAGAAGCGGCCAGTGAAGAAGGGCGCACTCGATATCGTATTTGGCAAGGGCGCCGTCTGGGGATGCATCGAGACGAAAGGAGAGGACAGCATGCTGTCGGATGCACAACTCGAAGAGATGGAACGCGTACAGCGGGCGAAGGGAATTGTGATTGTGGCGCGGTCGCTTCAGGATGTTGTGGATGCTTTGCAAGGAGGAGAAACTTGAAAAGACTTGATCTTATTGGCAAGATATTCGGAAGGCTTCGCGTCACAACAGCGATGAACAGAAAAGGAGAAGGGTATGAAGACGTGTGGTAATTGTTATTTCTGGAAGCCCGAGACGGCAGGCGTTGATGCCGGCAATTGCATGGTGGATCCTCCGAAGATCTACCCGCTGCCGAAGCAGGACAGGACGATTGTCCTGCAGAACATGTACCCGACGACGACGCGGGATGACTATTGTCACTGGCACCAGAGGCGCTCTTTGCTTGCGCGCTTCCGCTTATGGTTGGCCGAACGCCGGCGGATCATTCCGTGCGTGGAACCGATTGAGGTAGGTGCAGCGCCGGGCATCCAGATCGTGAGCAAACTCCCGAAGATATGATCGACAACTCGAAGGCGCGCGGGCTCCAGGAGATCTACAAGGCGCGTGGCAATGGCGCACTCAATGCTCTTGCTGTTGAATGCGAGGGGATCGCCTTTATCATCGTCAAAGCGCAATGCCGAAAATACGGATTGCGCTTTGAGCGGGAGAAAGTCCTAGAGTTCGCGCACGATGCCGCGGCGCAATTCATCTCGCAATATCTGAAGCATGCGGATTACAACGTGCGCTCGTTCTCAGCCCGCATCCGCCGAGACGTGCTCAACGTGATGTTCGGTCGCAAGCGAAACAAACAGAACGCTTTCGAAGATGGGTTGGTACAGATTCTTTCGCCTTATTCGAGGACCCAGATTATAGACGGTCAAATGCTACAGCAACATATGAACTCCTCAACTGCCCTCGACGAGCTCATTGCCGACCATCCGCAAGGCATGAAGATCGCGGCGGATCTTGCCCGTTCGAAGTCCTATTCGCAGGCGATCAGGAGGATAGCGATCTATGTCGGACGCGAATGGATCTATGAGCATGCCGAGAAAATGCATCACGTATGGAAAACGTTCAGGTGGAAGCCGGAGACGAAGGGTGGCATTCGTCGAACAGGAGTTAGACGACTATGCCCTGGCCTTCTGTGCAGCGAACCAGCAGAGCTACAGCAGCCTGATCAACGATCTAATAAGATACCTCAGAGACGAAATCGGAAAGGAGGAGGAGCATGACTGAAGACAACAAAGAGATCAATCATCTGAACATCGACGCCATTATTCAGGACATCGCATCGAGGCGGACCCGCATTCTGGAGGACTTCGCCCGCGCGTATCTCGCGGAGTTCTCCGGACTCATGCCAAGCCAAATTGAGTTTTGCTTTCAGAATGATTACGAGAACGGCATAGAAAAGGTGTGGATAAGAAAGCTGCCGGACGATAAGGGCTCTGGCATATGAACGGAGCCGCACTGAACTTCACGCGCCGCGATTTCAGGCATGCCCGCCAGCGTATCGGCGCCGAGAAGTTGCAGGCGCGAATACTGCGGGAGATGGTGCGCGAGATGCCTCCGACGCAGGCGATGGTGTTTATGTCCTATTTCCACCAATTCCCGGAGTTTGCGCATGGCAATGACAATTACTTCAAGCCGGCCTGGGCGCGCACGTGTGGCCAGCTTCAGATCAGGCGCCGGGCATTCTGGAAGATGACGCGCGCACTGATAGATCTGGGCTTCCTGGAACGCCGCTGGTGTGGGCTCCTTCGCGGGTGGTGGGAATATCGGATCGTGTTCGAGAAGCTGGAAAAGTACAGAGTAGATCCGCGCAAAGGCACTACATAAAGCGTGAACGATCAGGAACGCCACGAGCAACGCTTAGCGAATATTGAAAAACATAAATGGCAAAAGGGAGGTCCCTCTCCCAACCCAGGCGGACGAACTGCAGGCTTCCTGCATTTCTCTGCAAAGCTCATGGCTCAAATGCTTGACGCCCGAGTTGATGAGAATGGGAAACCGGTCCACAAGGATGATCCGAATTATCACTTAGCAACGCCTTTTCCTGTGGCTGCCTTGAGTCTCTATATGGAGCGAGTTCTCTCAAAAAGTGCTAGGCAAAGCGAAACTCTATTTGATTTCGTTGATCGCTTATTGCCACATCTTGATAAAGTTGATGGCATTCTCATGCATCAGCGCGAGCACGACATAAAATACCTGACTTACCTAGTCTATAAATATTGCTTTGATGAACAACAGCAGGTCCTACTTACGAAGAAACCGCTGATCGTGATGATTTGCGGACGTCGCGCTGGAAAGACCATTGCCATAGCCGCACTTCTCATTCTGGTGGCTATCAGCCATGAGAGGGGCGATGTCATTTATCTTGGACGGACTGCGAAGTCAGCATATGATATTGTCTGGAAATCCCTGATCGATATTCTGGATTATCTTGGAATCCCATTCATGCCGCACATAGCTGATCAGCGCATCGAATTCAACACAGGCGTCAACATCTACGTCAAAGGCACGAACACAAAAGAGGACATCGAAAACATTAGAGGCAAGGGCTTTCGGCTAGCAGTAAAGGACGAATGCCAGGGCGACAGCCATTCAAAGCTGAAGATGCTCGTCGAGGAAGTTCTCGGTCCCACCCTGAAGGACTACGAGGATTCAAGGATTGCGCTGCTCGGTACCCCGCCGCGGATCCAGGGGAGCTACTTCGAGGAGAAGTACCTCGAAATAAATCCCTTGATCGCGCGATGCAACTGGAATCTCTCAGTCAACCCGCATATTCCAAATCACGAAAAGATCCTGGCAAAGATTCTCGCGGATGAATTCGGAGGCAATGAGAACGATACCGTCTACCAGCGGGAGTATTTGGGCCGGGTGGGAGCTTATGATACTGAGGCCCTCATTCTCCGCTTCACGGATGCCAATCACTACACGGACGCACAACTCGCCGAGTGGATCAACTCGCAGCCGCCTTCTGATATCTTCCTGTCGGGCGGGATAGACTACGGCTTTGACGATTTCGACTCCTGCACGATCACGCTGGCATCGGAGCGCAAGCCCGGCCGGTACAACATCTACGAGTACAAGGGCAACAGGACCGGCACGAGCGATTTCGTGAACCGGATGAAGCTCGGGATTACGCAGACGACCTCCAATCCGATCCTGGCGAAGATCAACAAGAACTTCACCTGGTTCTGCGATACCGAGGGGCTGGGGAAGAAAATCACGTACGATCTTGCCTCGCAATTCGGAATAACCGTAGCGCCAGCATATCAAGGTCAGCAAGATCTCTTGCTGGAGATGTTACAGGATGAGGTAAAGAATGGCTGGTATAAGACGCGAGCTCCTCAGACCATAGCTGGCAAGCTGATCATCTCGGAGATAGAGCAGGAAGCGAAGTATATGGTGTTCGCGCGAAACGAAGAGTTGCCCGGCCAACCGCTTACTCGCCGGATCGATGATGATGTCTATCATCCCGAGATCTTGAAAAGCGTGTTATACTCGCTCAGATATATTTGGCTAAGGAGTAAGGCGAAGCTGGGAAATACGAAGTGATGACAATTAAGCCCAAGAAATGGTGGTGGCGCTTTTCTCCGCATAAGCGTAAGATCGTAAAAGCAGCCGAGTTCTATCTCAATCAAGAAGAGATTCAAGCTGCTATCAGGCTCGAAATCGTAAACAAATTGATGAACAGATGAATCGCATGGACTTCAACGAGATCAGAGCCAAGGCACGCGCCACTCAGAATATTTACAAAACGATCCGCATTCTCTATCCTTGGGCAGAATTTCGCGAAGGATACATATTGCGAAAGTCAGTGATATTCATTTTACGGCAATGCTGGATAGAAGTAGGCTACTGCTAATCTTCGGGAAAGTCCCATAGAATCGCACTACATAATGCGTGGCAACCTTCATCGACGCATGGAAGCTCATTCATGATGAACTAAAGGCCCGGCGCGAAACAGAGAAGAAGCGCAAGGCTTTCGGGAAGCTCACCGGGAAAACCCTTGACATGCAGATGCTCGAATCTATCGCGCAAGAGGCCGCGAAGCTGCGCCCGGGATTCTATACGCGCGTGACGATTGAAGGAGCCGTGATCGAGATGGGCGTCAAAGAGAATGCGAAGCCGATGCCCCGGCAAGAAAATGAGACATTCTGATGCCTGACGATAAACAATTCACAGAAAAGGAAATACTCGCCGACGCCATCCAGCTCGAAGCATGGCTCATGCGCCGGGATATGAAGTACCTGCGCAACCTGAACCGCTATAACAATAACGGACAGCGCGTCGAGCAGATCTACGATCTTTATAACAATCCTGTTAGCTATTATTTCCAGGCCAGCGATGACAACCGGATCCCATGGCCCATCGAGAACGTGATCAAGAGCTGCATCGATACCAAAGTCTCGAAGATGAGCCAAGTCAAGGTGCGGCCGTTCTTCAATCCGGTCAACGGACTCTGGAAGACCCGCAAATGCTGCCGTGTTGCCCAACAGTGGGCGGATGAATGGTACCAGCGCGAAGGCATCTATAAGTCCGGGAATATGGCCTATCGCGATGGCCAGATATTCGACGTTGGCCATGTGTGGGTCAACGAAGTTACGCGGCAACCCGTGCGTATCATGCCGTGGGAATATTATGTGGATCCCGCAGAGGAAACATTCAAGAAGCATAGCCGGTGCATGGTGAAGTTCCGGCAATATCCTTTCTTCGCCTTGAAAGACATCCTGAAATCCGGCGGGCGCGCAGAAGGCGCTTATAAGAAAAATCCGTTCTATCGCGCACAGGATTACCGCATCTATTACCATCTGGCCGAAGGGAAGCGTTATGACATCGTGGATGGCGAAGTCCAGAAAATCAGCACGATCAAGTTCAAGAAGCCTCCGGTTGCCACGATCCATTATTGCCCGCCGGTCAAAGGCATTTGGACTCCTTCCCTTGTCGATGACCTGATCACTCTCCAGAAAGAGCTCGACCTCGTAAACGAAAAGATACACGACGCCGAGGAGAATACACCGGCCAACCTGATCCTCGTTCCTACTATGAGCAGCGGCGGCATTAAGGCATCAACCATCGACGGTGGGAAAGCCGCGATGATGTACGAATACGAACCTGCTCCCGGGTCTACCGCTCCTGCAACGTGGGTGACGCCGGCATCGGTGAATCCACAGCTCCTCACTAGGCGGGAAAAGATCATCGAGAGCATGTACAACATCTCCGGTGTCTCGCAGCTCTCCGCGCAATCGAAAAAGCCCAGCGGGATCAATAGCGGCGTCATGCTGGATACGCTCGAAGATGTGGAAAGCGAACGCTTCAACTTTGAGCTGCAGAACTTCGAAGACTTCTGCATGACGATCAGCGAGATCGCCATTGACGTCTTCGATGAGGATGCCGATATCCTGCCAAAACGCAAGCAGCGGCCGACCGTCACCTGGAAAGAAATCAAGGCAGAGCGGGACTTCTTCTCGATTCAATTCTCCCCCGCCTCTGCACTTTCCAATACCCCGAAAGTGAAAATGGAGCAGGTCGAGAAGCTCCAGAAGATGGGTCTGATTGGACCCGAATGGGCCGCCGAGATGCTGCAATTTCCGGACCTTGAACGTTCTTATGGTATCGCCACGGCCAACCGGGATGATATCGAGATGATCACCGAGCGCGCTGCAGAATATAGGGAGTTTGATTTCTATGACGTGGTGAATGTAGGCGATCTCTACAAGAACGTTATGAACGAAATCATGCGCCTAGACGCGGATGAGGAGAATGAATCGATCCTCGATAACCTCATTGCGTTCTTAAAAGTCATCAAGAGCAAGATGGACGCGCTGAGGCTCGCGGCTACTCCAGCTCCACCGCCCCCGGGGCCTCCCGCAGCAGCTCCTCCAGTTGCATTGGGCCAACCTCCAAATCCTCCGAGCCCGCAAGTACCGAATGCTCTTGCCGGAGGAAATGGAAATACAGCGGCAGCTATGCAGCAGGCTCCCGCATGAGAAATTTCTCTCAAAATCGCACTACATATCAGGAGTAGAGCAAATGAGTGGTCAGCAACTTCCCAGCGCAGAAGAGCAGATACCCTCGGTAGAGGAGATTTTCCAGTCCCTCGAAGGCCATCCGCCCGAAGAGCAGATGCCGGCCCTGGCCGCAATCATGCAGGCCATGCTCGGCCAGATGAGCGAGATGGAGAAACGCCAGGAGGAGTATTACCAGCGCGTGGATGATCTCTACAAGGAGATCTATGACCCGCTGAAAAAGGGGTACCAAGAGAAAGTCCGCGGTCAGGGACTCGAATCCCTGAAGGGGAAATACGGATCTCTATTCGATCCCATTCTTGAACCGCTGAAGGGCTTCGGGATCGAGGATCCCTATTCGACCCTCTATGACATGCTGGAGCAAATGAAAAAGGATGGCACCTATAATGAGGCCGACGAAGGGAAATACATCGGCGATCAGCATGCGGATGCTATGAAGCACATCACTGCTGTCCGCGGGACGCCGCCGGCTGAAGAAGTGGCCGAGACGCCGGCTCCCGAGGCCGAAGTCGAAGCCGAAATCAAGAAAGAGGAAAAGCCGGCAGAGAAGAAGCCGGAAGAAAAACCGAAATCCCTCGCCCAGAAAAAGAGATCCATGAGGGACGGATACTAATGCACCCCATAATTCAGGCCATCCAGGATGCGCTCAAGCCGAAGGTTATAGAAGTTCCCCCGCCGGCCCCATGGCCTCAGCCAGCAGAGGAACCGCGTGCCGAGGAGCTGACTGATCTTCAGTCTGAGATCGAAGAGCATTCCGACGAAGAAGAGAAATCCGAAAACATCGACTTTTGAAAATCGCACTACATAGGGCAGAGGAGAAAACAGACCATGCCCGTATCGAGTGCACAACTTCTTGCAACCTTCAAGACGTATTACACGCCGGACCAGATGGAGAATCTCCTCTGGCGCAACAGCCCCGCGGTGAAACGGATCAAGAAGGTCCGGGTGAGCGGTGCGAACTACGTCTTCCCGATGGTCACCGGCCGCGGTGGTGCGGTCTCTGGAAGCGGCGCCGTGGCCGTTGCCAAATCCGCAACTACCTCGCGCACGAACGCGATGACCGTCGATCATGGAAACCTCTTCAGCGCCTTCCAGCTCACTGATAAAGAGGCCCGGGCATCTGTGGACGACAAAGGCGCCTTCGAGCCCGTGGGGGTCACCAAGCTCTTCACGACCTCGGATGCGCTTCGAAAGACGATTGCTGCCGCCTTCTACGGATCCGGGTTTGGAGAGGTGGGCCGTGTCCAGGGCGCGGTGATCGCCGGAGCAAACCAAGTCATCGTCGACAGTGCCACCGTGGCGAAGATCGACGTGGACACGGATTTCGTCGTCACCACGGGCCCGGCCATCGGAAATGATCTTCCCTCTGATGCCCTGATCGGAGGCGGAACAGGAACGGTCTATACCGTGCAGCAGGTGGATGGTGATGGAAGTGGAAACTACACCGTCACTTTCACGCCAGTCGCGCCTGCCGCGGGATTCGTCGATCAATCCTGGATCTGCCTGAACGGCTTCCGCGATGCGACGACCCTTGCGGCCATCGGCCCGCAAGGCCTCGGTGGAGCGCTTCCCTCCTTCGCCAACAGAACAGGCGCCAACTGGGCTACCTACATCGCTATCGCTTTCCAGGGGCTCGTGCGGAACGTCTTCACGAACCGGCTTGCCGGTGGATTCGTGCTGCAGAACACGGCAGGCGGGGAGACCAAGACGCAGGCTGTCACTCGCGCCGTGCAACTTGCACGATTCCAAGGAGGCGAGAGTGACCTGATCATCCTGAATGACAAGAACTTCAACGAAATCCTTATCGAGCTCAACAGCTCGACGCTTCTCTGGAAGGATCTTCAGGGCGGAGCTCCGAAGAATGAAGTGGCTCTCGGCATCGATAGTATGTCTTACATGTTCAGCACGAGCTGGGTGAAGACGGCCATCGATGATCCCTACTGCCCATACAACACTTTCTATGTCCTGGAAGAGCGGACGATCAAATGGATCGGGCTCACGGACATGGAGCGGGCCACGCAGGACAGCATCTCCGACAATCAGCCTGGAGCGCCCCCGGTCACGAAAGACGGAGAAGTGCCGACTGATCGTTATGGGCTGAACATCGATGACATCCTCACACTGAACCCGTCCGCAGTCGGCCAGGACGGCGCGGGAATCCAGGGACTCCTTTCGATCTTCGGGGCCTTCGTCGTACAGAACCCGGCGCACTGCGTGGTGGGAAGGTTTGTTTAGCCAGCAATAGGAGATTTCAATCAAGCCCCGGCCAACTTCAGCCGGGGCTTTTTATCAGATAAAGCACAATTCCCAGACCAATCGTTGGAAGTAAAATGATCAATAGCGATGTCATATCGAGAGGACCATTGCTCCAGAAAATGAAAAATGATCCTAGAATCCATACTACCATGAGAATCTTGATCACTCTCCGTAATCTCACTATGAACATTTCATTTGCCTCCTGATTAGAGTCTACAAGTAAGTGTGCACATTTCAATCCCCTTCTGAAGCGTGCACACAATAGATTTCCGCACTACATCTCTTGATGAACGTATCAGCAATGGTCACATGGGCCCGGTCCCTGGCGAATCTTTCTACTTCGAAGGCAATCAGCCAGGACGATGAGGACAAATCTTTCAATGCGAGTTGGAAGGATCTCTACGCTCGCATGCTGGAATCGAACGACGATTACTTCACGAAGACAGTCCAGATCGCGCTCACCACGCCAATGCTCGTAGGGACCTTCGAATGGCTCGTTCCGATGCCTTCGGACTTCTACCAGCTCCGCACCGCGGAGTACCAGGATGGGACGACGAACGGCCAGTGGATCCCCCTGGAGAAGTTCCCGCTTTCCTCCCGGACAGATCAGGGAATTGCGGATCCCGGCTACCGGATGGACAACTCGAACCTCTGGATCAAGGGCCAGGGCATCAGCACCATCCGGATCAAGTACTATCCACCGCCGGCGCAACTCACGCATCCCCAGCCCGATCTCCAATATGGAACGAGCTATGCCCCGAATGCCTTTCCCCTCATCACTTCCCCAGCGTATGCAGCGTGGAAGAACACGGGTCTCTATATCTACAGCGCGCAGAACATCGTTGAAGAATCGATTGACAGCAATTCCGTTGTAACTCCCGTGACGCTCTATGCCGTGGGAGCGAACGTCTCCAACCTGGTCTACTACAAGGGCTATCTCTATTGGCTTCAGGCGGGGAGCATCAAGCGGGCGCCCACCGATCTTGTCACGCCATTCCTAGTCGGAGTTGTGACTATGCCAATCGGTACAGGTACGGTGTCCAGCTTCAGCGTGTTCATGAATAAGCTGTATTACAATGACGGCGGAACTATGAAGAGTGCCAACCTCGACGGTACCGGGGTAGCGGTCCTTTTGGCATCCGTGGGGTCATGGCTGTCTCTTGCCGGCGGCGTCGTTTTTTACATCGATGCTACGGCGAATCTGAAGGCAATAGGAGGGGGAACGCTTGTAACGGGGACCGCCGCGGCTTGCACGAGCGACGGCACAAATCTCTATATGTTGGACACCTCAAATCAGCTTCACCTCCTCACGTTAAGCGGAGCGGCGCTCAGATCGGACACGATCACAAGGACGGACGTATCCGCAATCGGACCGTGGGCGGGAAGCACGGTTCCATGCATCACGGGGGAAGCGCAGACTTTCATCGCCGATGATTCTACGGTCGACAGCAATATCACCTATCCCGCAAATGTAGTCCTAGAGATCATGAGCTACCAGGGCGCAATTGATTTCAGGACGAAGATAGGCGGGGAGTTTGACTTCGGCCCGCTCCTCGGGAGACTCGGCCATCCGGCGGGAGCGAATGGGAAAGCATCTGGACTCTGGGCCCGGTTCGAGAGCTCGGTCAAGCGTGATAGCTACAAAGCTGAGCGCGTGAGTAACAGCCGGCGCGTGGCAGGAAATTGGTAATGGCACGCAGCGCGAAACTCAATCTTCAGCATAGCATCTGCACGGATACTCCAGTCGGAGCCGATCTATTTGCTATTGGCGATGACAGCGCGAAGCATCTCCAAAATACCGGCATAGAGCGCAACAGCGGGTTGACTCCGATCTATGAAAAGGAAACGACTTTCCCGACTGCCGGCGTTTCCACGATTATTGCTAAAGATGGAACGGTCGTGCAGGTGGACGCATCGAATAATGTCCGGCTGAATGATCGAGTGATAGGAAATGTGGGACCGCTGGCGATCAAGAACCGTGGCGTTCTCTCTGGCTATCTCGATGCGGCATGGACGGCAGATGAAACACTTATAGCGATCAACCGAATCGGCACTTCGATGTATGTCTATGAGATTGATCCGGCCACCGGTACGGTCCTTCATAGTCGCTCAAATGCTTTTGCCGGGTTCCCTTCGGGGCCGATAGGTAATATCTGTCTCGTGAAATATGTAGACATGCACTATGCGGATAATCAGGAGTTTGTAGTTCAACTTGGAGGTCCTACCGGTACGGCTTCGGCAAATGCTTACATATTAAAAGAATCCGGGACAAGCACTACTTTAATAACTGGCTCAAATGCCAAACCATGTAGATATTTTGTATGGAGATTCTCTACGGGAAAGTACATTTCTGGTAAACAAGGACTCAACATTTCCAGTGTTCCCGCATGGTTTATAGGCGATTTGACAGGAGCAGGAGATACTAATCTAGTAAATGTTGACGCAGCAAAACCTGTAGTGAATATCACAATAGATAGATTCCCGGGGACGGCATTTTCAAGAGCAATCCTTACTCTGCCACCCGGTAAAAATACTGCAAATCTATTTAGTGGATATGGAGAAGTGGGATACACAAGCGCGGGAGTGTATTCCGCATCTCCTGTTTTCTATGGGATTGCTTTGGGAGCTGCCACCGTGACGGTGCAAAATCCAATCTTCGGAATGGGATATTCAGAATGTGATTTCACAAGGTCAGATTTTGCGGGTCAGATTTTCTATTATTATGCGGCTCCCTTTGCTCACAATGTAGCAGCATATTATCTGGCTTCTTCATGTGCTACCAATACTCCGATAAATGGATATGGGAAGCTAACCGATATTTTCAATACGACATCAGGGGCAAACGTTGTTAATCTTGTTTCCTGGAGAGTGATATACATAAATGGGCAGCAATCTTTTCTTTCAGCGGCTCCTATTGGAACGACTTGGGATTGTATTGGAGTTCCGATAACTAATGTCGGGGAGTTTGACGAAATATTCACACCCCATATTGACGATAATGGGAGTACATATTCCAGAATCCTTTATCGTTATCATGGGCAATTGTTTTATGTCAACATTACTTCGACCGCAACGCATACCCTTCAAAGGGTAGGTGACAATCTCTATACTGTGAATTGTATTTCTGCGATAAATGCGGTTGATGTAAGGGGTAGAAAACTTGCAACGGGAACTAATGATTACAATGGGAGATTGATACAATTCTCAGCTGCGGCAATTGTAAATCCTACTTATAAAGTAGTTGGACTAATGCAAGAGGCTTTTTCTAATTCTACAGATTTCGGAGATAAACTCTCTACTGCTCTATCAACTGCTGCTCTTGCTGCTATTTCTCCGTATGACTATTTGAGCCTTTATCTTTTCTGCCCTGGGATAGAATCTCCAAGTTTTATAGATAGGTCAAGTGATTTCTCTGTTGATGTTTATTTGAATGATGTATATTTCGGTTCCTTTATCGCTTATGCCTCTCCAATAGTAAAAGCTGATCTCGGAGGAACTCTCTATGTTTCCGATACCCGTCTTCCCTTTGCCATGGGTTATTCCTTCCAAGAACGCACCATGCAGACGGAAGTTGAAACGATCTTCACCGGCGTAGGGGTGACGGGGAGTGCGGATATCGACTTCGATTATCTTGGCTATGAGCTGGGAAATGATACCCCGGCGCTCTATCAATCATTTGTCCTTTTTGGTCAGACATATCTTTTCGACGGAAAACAGATATGGTTCGCCTCCTTCACGGGAGCTTTGTTTGCAGGGCATGGAAGTTCCCCTATCTGCCCGGCGACAGGAATGCAGTTGATAGCCTCTTCTCCAACAGAAGTATTCTTTCTTTCCTTGCAAGACAACTCCATCTATTCGTTTGATGGAGGCAGATCGCTTCAGAAGGTTAACCGGATGAATGATCTCCGCAACTCTGTGGGTGCTCTGGAGACGATCATCAATGGCGTGTTCAGCGTTCGAGACAATACGCTCCTTTTGCAGACGGCAAGTACGTTCGTATGGATACGTGACAAGATCGTATCCCAGAACGCTAAGAAGGCCAATCAAACGGCAATAGCATTGTACGACACGCAGCTGGGAATATTCATTGCCAACAATACGCTGAGTTGGCAATATACCTTTTTCGCACTCGCCGGATCTACTGTTGTGCCTTTCACCTGGCAGAGTGGATATTTCGGGGTCACTGACAACAAGCTCGGCATCTTCTCCGCATTTGATCTCACCTTCTATTGCGCTGCCAAGTCGGCAGCCTCGATCATCGTTACTTTCGCTGGCTTCGATGCAGATGAGGAATGGACGGAGACTGTGCCCTACAACATCAAGCCTGGAGATTGGACGCCGCTGGGATTCTATCGTGCGAAAGTCACGCCAGCTCACACGCTGGGCCTTGCGCTGTCGATTGGTATTCAGACATCATCCTATATCGTTCTCAACGAGGTCATCGCGGAGTTCACCCCGAGCGTGAGCACGGCTGTATCCGCGGGTAGGAGCAAATAATATGGGATTTTTTCAGGACGTGGGGAATTGGTTCGGAGATATTACGGGTGCCAATCAAGCAAATCTTGCGAAAGAACAGCAGAAGGCAGGACAAGCGAACGAGGCCGCGGCTGGTACAACGCTGGGTCAAATAGGGGGGACCTCCGCAGGCCAGTTCGCCCAACAGGCGGGCCAGGCGGGTCAGGCGCTTGGCAACCAGATGGGACAGCAGGCCGCCACCATGGGAACGCAGCAGGCGACGCAGGCAGCCCGGACGGCCGGGCTCAATAAGGGACAGGCGGCCCTTGAGGGAGGTCAGCAGGCTGGTAGGCTCTATACGCAAGGTCAGCAGGCCGGGCAAGGCATGGGGATGGAATCCTATGGGCAGGGGGCACAGACGCAGCTTGGAGGAGCGACACAGCAGGGGAATCTCGGAGTAAATCAAATGGGAGGAGCCCAACAGGGACAGGCTGCGGCCGGGAAGGCTGGCGGAGGTTTGCTCAGCGCTGTAGGAGGTCTATTCGGCCTGAAGGAAGGCGGCATCGTGGAGAAACCGACAAAGGCTGTAGTTGGAGAGGCAGGACCGGAGGCCGTGCTTCCTCTGACCAAGCCTGATCGAATGGCGAAGATCATTGCCGAAGTACTCACGAAAAAAGGAATCAAATATGCCTGACACTGGCGCGACTTCTGCGAAGACTCCTGAAATTACTCCTGAAATGCAAGCTGCGATAGATCAAGCGGCGGCCACAAAGAGGCCTCCTTATGTGGATACTCCTCCCAGCGCAGCCGAAGCTGGCATTATGGGTCAGGCGGGAAGTGATATCGGCGGCGTGACATATGATATGCTGGAGAAAACCGGCCATGTGAAGCCTTCTGATCTCCCTTCATCGGAGACCGGAGCTCCAACCCAGGGAATGAAAGCAACGCCGCCGACTCCCGTAGCTACGCCAACGAAGAGCATAGGGCCGGTCGTCGGAGCGGCTGCCCCTTCCGTAGCGGCAGCTCCAGCGGTCAAGGATATCGTCTCGAATATCGTTGCCGATCACGCCAAGACTTCGCCTCCTGGCGAATCGTGGCAGGATTTCCTCAAGGGCGCGGTGGGAAAGGTAGGAGAGTTCCTCCAGCGGTGGGGATTGAACGAACAGGGAGCCCCTGGCGTCCAGACGCACGGCGAAGTCAAGCAGGCTCAGCAGTTTGAGTTGGAGAAGGCGGGAAAGCAGGCGCAGATCCAGCAAAACGCCATGGCGATGGAGAATCAATACCAAACCGCACGTATGCAGCTTCAGCAGCAAATGAATCAGGCGAACATGACAGCACAGGGGAAGATCGAGATACAGAATCGCTTGACCGAAATGGAACAAGCGCACAAAAATCAATTAAGCATTCTCCCGCTGGAACTTCAGCAACAGTTCGCCATGCGGCAGTGGCAGCCCGGCGCTGATCCCTCAGCCCATATTCTGGATCAGGGGAAATAGATGTCCGATCCGAATGTATACCCGCTCCCGGCGAATGTCCCGCAGTATGTTCCTCCACCGTCTGCCGCTTCCGGCGGAATCGCGCAGAAGATCGCCCAGCAGGTAGCCGCGTCGCCGGGGTATCAGAAGCTAAACCCTCCGAATGTTCCGTATGACACGCGGAAAGCGATCATTTCCTCATTCCCCGGCGTGGCATCTCTCATCGGTGCGTCTCCCGAAGAAGTGCAAGACGCGCAAGCTTGGCGCAAGGCACACGATGCCGCCCAGCTGGCATATCAAAATGAATTCATCGACAAGCATCCTACTTATGGGAAAATTGTTTCAGGTACCGAAGGTGCAATCAGCGGGGCTACACTTGGAGCCCCGGAAGCACTTCAGAAGGTAATCGGTGATCAGGAAGCTACTGATTTCACTGCAAAATTGAAACATGATTATCCCATTGCGAACCTTGTAGGGAACATAGGCGGTGGTGTAGCGTCATCGCTTGCGATCCCGGGGGCAGGGGAAGCGCTGGCAGCGAAAGGCGGCTACTTGGCCGCCAAAGGGTTACTGCCCCTGGCGGCACGTTCGGCGTTGAATGCCGCAACCTTCGCAGTTCCTACGGCAGTCACACAGGGAATCGCCTCCGGGGATCCCGGGAAGACGTGGCATGACCTGAAGCAGAACATGCTCTATGGCACAATCGGCGGAGTGGCGCTGAGCAAAATCTTGGGAGGTGCTCCGAAGATTGCAAACGCCATGCAGGATATCTCTGACGACATGGTACTGAACGCCGCTGGCATCAATTCTCGGATGCTTAAAAGCGTGGCCGGTGGAGGCATAGCCGGGAAGGTAGGAGCAACTGCCGAGAAGATCTCGAATCTGAAAACAGATCTCGCCGATATGATCAGTAAAAACAAGCTCTATGGCAAATCCGCCATTGAGGACTTCACGCAAGGCAACGGGAAAATATGGGATTCAGTAGATCAGGCTTTCCAGCAAAGCGGAGCAAAACCTTCTGATTATCTGGATGAAATCATTAATCATCCCGACGTCCAGAAGCTACTCAATGACCCGCAGTACGGTCAAGAAGTCGGGAACTATATTCAGAACATTCTTCAACGCGGCGATGCCCTGACTGACTACGCGAGCAAGCAAGGGGACAGTGCGCTTCCCGATATTCGGAAGATCCTCAATACCGACATGAAAAATGGATTCAAATCTACCGATGTCGGTACGCAATTGAAAGGGGATACTGCCGATGCAATTCATGATGTCATAGATGGGCATTTCGTCCCTCAGGATCTAAAGCAAGCCTGGCCGGCAATGAAGCTCCTGAAGCTGGCATCGCAGAGAATAGAATCGAATCTGCCAAAGGTGGAAGCCGGATCCGCAACAGCCCCTCGGATGATTCTAGAAAAAATGCTCGGAGGAGGGGAGGGAGGGGCAATAGCCGGAGCTGCAACTGGAATGCAGGGATTCGATCCGAGCGATCCTTCCTCGTGGGCGAACATGGGAATCAGGGTTGCGGCAGGGACTGTGCTCGGCTCTGTAGCCAACAAAGGTCTAGCGAGGCTGGCGAATCAATTCAACGGAAGAACGGCCGGAGCTTTTCGCGGCCTCGTTTCCAAGCTCGGCAGTGGTCTATCGAATGAGGGAGGGCAAGAGGCTGCCAGCAAGGTAGCCGAGATTCTCGGGGGAGGAGAAA